TATCTGACTGAATCTAGCGACAATGTAATTGATTTTGTAGCAGGTACTGTCAATACACTCAGACTGAATGCAGTGGGAGCTACAGTAACAGGCAACTTGGTTGTAACTGGGGCGCTCTCAGCAGCTAGAGTCAACGGCAACACCATCAGCACCGGAACCGGAACGCTCACGCTAGGTGCAGGCAAGGTCCTGACTGCAAGCAATACCCTGACGCTGACTGGCACTGACGGCACGACGATGACGTTCCCGACGACGAGCGCTACCATCGCCCGGACTGACGCAGCGAACACCTTCACCGGCACGCAAACGATTGGCGCATTGGTTGCGACGACGGTGAATGGGAACACGATAACAACCGGAACTGGCGTCCTGACAATAGCGGCATCTAAAACCTTCACGTCGAGCAACACTCTTACTCTCGCCGGCACTGACGGCAGCACACTCAGCATCGGCACGGGCGGTACGCTCGGCACGTCGGCGTACATCACGCTTGGCGCAAACGTTGGGACGTGGCTGGCGACTCCTAGCAGCGCAAACCTTGCGGCAGTGGTAACAGACGAAACCGGCACGGGTGCTTTGGTCTTTGCCAACACCCCAACGCTCGTAGCCCCTGTTCTCGGCGTAGCCACAGCGACCAGTATCAACGGCAATACCATCACCACCGGAACCGGAACGCTCACGCTAGGCGCAGGATCAACGCTGGCTACCTCGGCAACGAACAGTATCACGCTGACATCCACCGGCGCAACGAACGTCACCCTGCCGACTACAGGAACGCTCGCCACTCAAGGATACGTCGATGGATTGGTCGTTGGTCTGCTCGATGATCGCGGTAGCTATGACGCTTCAGTAAATACGTTTCCAGCTTCAGGAGGTAGTGGTACGGCAGGGGCCATCCTTAAAGGCGACCTTTGGTATATCAGTGTCGCAGGGACACTAGGGGGGACTGCTGTAGGTATTGGGGATTCTGTCAGAGCGCTAACTGATACACCGAGCCAAACAGCCGGAAATTGGAGTGCGCTGGAAAGCAACATTGGTTACGTGCCGGCGAATCGCGATGCGGCCAATGTCTTTACCGGCGTGCAAACGATGACATCCCCGGCAATCACAACGCCAGCATTTACCGGGGCATTCAGCGGGGCGTATTCATTGGGTGGGACACCAACGATTAATGTCGCCGCTGCTGTTGGAGGTGCTTGGACTGCCGCAGCGACATGGACCCTTCCCGCCTTCACCCTCGGCGGCACAGTCTCCGGTGGCGGCAATCAGATCAACAACGTTGTCATAGGAACGATTACTCCGCTGGCGGGGGCATTTACTACGGTGAGTGCTACAGGTGTCATCTCTGCGACCACAGCGTCATCTGGCTTCACTGCTGGAGTAGCTGCAGGGTTCGGATACTATGGTAATTTTGGTGCTACATCATTCATGCAGATGTATGGTGCGACAGGTGCATCTCCCTATGCTATCCGGTTTGTTGTGAATGCTTTAGAAAGAGCCTTGATCGACACGACAGGCCTCTCTATACGAGCTGCTGATAAGTTGTACCTCGATGGAGCAGGCAGTGGCCTAAGTGGTGGTGATACCTACATCACTGAGTCGAGCGCTAATGTGCTGGATCTGTATGCTGGTGGTGTGCGCGGAATTCGTAGCACAAGCGGTGCGCTCACACTAGGAATAGATGGTTCGTACAGCCATACGCTTAATGGTACGGTTGCCCAGACTACACGCAATAGCATAATTGCATTCAACATTACAGGTGCCACAACTGGCTGGTCTGGGTATCGCATTGCTAATACAGGCTGCGCTCTCCTCATGGGTGTCGCTTCATCGACTGGAACATTGTTCACAGGATCAACAGCTTACAGTGCTGGTATTGGCACAGAAGGTGCGCTACCTCTCGAGTTCGCCACGAACTCGGTAGTCAGAGCTGTACTATCTGCGGCTGGTAATCTGGCAATCGGTTCGACAGCCAAGCTGTATCTCGATGGGGTAGCCGCTGCTGGTAATACTTACCTTGTAGAGTCAGCCGCCGACGTCCTGGACGCTTACGTTGGTGGTGTTAACACGCTCAAACTAACAGCTGTGTTGACCACAATCGCCACCGCTGTATCTGTACCTGACCTGTCCGCAGCAGTCATCGACAAAACGGTCTTCCCAGGTGTAATCGTAGATACCTTTATCTATGACACCGCTAAGGACTCTGACGGTGGCGCTTGGAGAAAGCGCTGTTCACATACGTCTTGGGAGAATGAGACACTGTCAGGTAACTGGCTAGGAAGTGCTGCTAACGAGGCCGGTGCGAGAGCTATTGCAGGTGCAACGACTAACAGTTACTACTATGATACTACAGCTGCGATGTTCTACAAGCTGAATGCAGGTAGTGGCGTTACGCAAGTCTACAGAGGTAGTGCACGACAGTTCCCGGCGCAGGTATTGATTACCGTTGAAGCGGCGCGGGTGGTGCTTTGGGACTTGACGCAGGCGGGTACGCCGATGTGGAGGGTGTTCTTTCCATCCACCAGTGCTGGCGCGTATTCGTGGTGGTACACCGGAGCAAGTCGTTACGCAACGTGCGTTGCTGCCGCGAATGGGATTGTGGTGTTTGGCACGGCTGTTGATTGGGGGCTGCTGAGCATAGATTTTGTTGTTGATGTTGTAGGGGCATACCAGACGACAGTAGGTTTATCGGGCCGTTGCATCAGCGGGTGTGTCACTACACACACCTTGGCTACGCTTAGTAGTGGTCGCGGCGCGATAGTCAGCAACACCATCAACGACGTCGCCATGACCGTCCTGCCCAACGCTCCTGTAGATATCGCCACGGGCCTGCCGGTGCCGACGATTGCCGTGGCAACGGCTGGGGGTGTGAGTGTCATCAGGGGTGATGGCACGGTCGTCAACTCAAGCAACACAAGCTCCCATCCAGCCGTCGCGTTTGATAAATATGGGTACGTTTGGCATAACGGCAATAGTGCCGGTGCTTACTTGCAATATGCGAATCTGCAAACCATTGCAGCGTCATTTGTATGGAGCGTGGTGACGACACCGTACCCTCTGCCGGCACCGGCCACATCAGGGGCGATAAACGGTAGATCTATGCCGCTCTCGCTCGGAAGCGTGATTCCTAACGCTTCAGATGCTGGCTTAGCTTTGTTGCTTGCAAACAGGGCAACTCCCTCGTCTAGCCTTGTGGCTTATGTTAGCAAGGCCTACAACTCCGGCTGGATGCCCGGCAACATTCGCGGTGCATGGTTGGCGGACATCGTGGCCGAGACTCTAACTGGTACAGAGTTGGTGACGAACGGGACATTTGCGACGGATACGACGGGGTGGTCTGCATCGACTGCAACCCTCTCAGCCGTTGCTGGGGCCTTAAATGTCGCCAATATAGGGGGCACCAACGGCTATGCATATCAATCCTTCACAACGGTTGTTGGAAAAACCTACACGCTGTCATTCAGCTACACCAAAGATACTTCATCTGGCATGACGTATGGCATCAGTACAAGTCAAGGAGGCGCAACTCTCGGCGGTGCAACCCTATCTTCAACACAGCTTGTTGCGGCTACCTTCGTGGCAACCTCGACCACGACTTACTTGTACTTTGCTAACAGTCAAGCGGTGGATTTGCGTAACAGTATCCTCGACAACATCTCCTGCCGCCGCGCCGACGTCGACCGCAGCGTCAAAGCAAAGGGCTTGCAAGTATTCGGTTCGCTGACCAAAACAGCAGTAGCTAGTGGTTCGCAGTTAGTAGGCTACAGCGGCTTTAGCGCGGCGAACTACCTTGAGCAGCCGTACAACTCCGATCTGGATTTCGGGACGGGTGACTTCTGCATCATGGGGTGGCTGAAGTCAGGAGGCGCAGACGACTACGCGTTTGGTTTGAGGAATTTAGTTGTCATCGGATCTAACCAGACCACAGGCACCCTCTACTACTATGACGCTACTGCTGGAAATTTGAATGACGGGGTAACAGTAGGAACTAGCTCTGATTGGAAATTCGTAGTTGCCGTCCGTCGATCAGGGGTTGTCAGTTTTTATATAAATGCAGGCACCCCGGTCACAGGCAACAGTACGCAGAACTTAGGAACCTCTGGTGTCTTAACTATTGGAAATCTGCAAGGTGGGGACTCGCGTCCCTGGGGTGGCTCGCTCGCCCTCTGGCGCGCATCTGCAACCACCCCCAGCGCCGAGCAAATCCGCCATATCTACGAAACCGAACGTCCACTGTTCGAGGCGAATGCCTCTTGCGTCCTCGCCGGTAGCAGCAACGCCGTCACCGCGATTGCCTATGATGACGAAACCGATTTACTACATGTCGGCACGTCCTACGGTAGGTCCACTTTCAAGGGACTTGTGCGTACTGCATCTGAAGCTACAGCTGTAGGTTCCATCACAGCACTATCAGCTTCTGGCGGTATTATTGCACAAAGCGGTACTAGCGGTGCAGACGTCTATATTCCAGCTATGAGTCTCCGCGAGGAACTTGCAAGGAAAGCTGAGCAGACAGCTAAATTAGGCGCAGTATTAGAGCCTCGTTGGTTCACCGCGACTTCTAGTCAAGTAGCCTTCCCGATGCCAATGGGATGGAAACCTAAGTTTGTATATCGCAACAGCCAATTAATTCGCCCTGATGCGAACGATTACAGTGACACCTTCGACGGCTTTATCTGGACTTCAACGCTGATAGATGCTTGCACGACTGGTGACTTTATATGCATTATGGGAGTAAGAACTAATGGCTAAGACACCTCTTAGAGTTATCCAAAATGCCATAGCCGTAGCTGCCCTATCTAAGATCTACTTAGATGGGGTGGCAGGTGGTGGTAATACGTATTTAGTAGAGTCTGCTGATAACGTGATGGACTTTTATGCTGGTAATGTGAAGACGTTATCGCTAACAGCGACGGGGGCGGCTGTCACTGGGACGCTGAGTGCAACTGGTGTTACTACCGTCCAAGCAGGTACAGCCCTCCTCCCCGCTATCATCCCCACAGGCGATCCCAACACTGGAGTATGGTTCCCAGCTGCAGATACCGTCGCTGTCAGCACTGGCGGCACGGAGC